ATCTAACATTAGGTTCTGTTAATCAAGCAGTTCGTAATTATGGTGTTGATCACGTAGTCTTCTGTTTAGAAGGTCATTCATGGCGTAAAGACTTCTACACACCGTATAAAGCAAATCGTAAAGTCTTGCAACAAGATATGACAGAGGCAGAAGTCGAAGAGAGTAAAATGTTCTGGGAGACTTACGAGTCATTGATTAAATTTTTAACTGAAAAAACTAACGTCACAGTCTTACGTGACCCTAATGCTGAGGCTGACGATTGCATAGCACGTTTTGCCGCACTACACCCAGATGATGAGCATATCATTATCTCAACTGACACTGACTATCTACAATTGTTATCAGAGTCTGTTCATATGTATAATGGCGTTAATAGACAATTGATTACTATCGATGGTTACTTTGATGACAAAGGTCGTCCAGTCATTGATAAGAAGACGAAAGAACACAAGACTTTAGAAGACCCTAAGTTTCTATTGTTTGAGAAATGTATGCGTGGTGACACTAGTGACAATGTATTCTCTGCTTACCCTGGTGTACGTAAGAAGGGCAGTAAGAATAAGACAGGTCTATTAGAAGCATATGCAGACAAAGACAAAGGTGGATTTAACTGGAACAACATCATGTTACAACGATGGACAGATCATAATGAGGTCGAGCATAGAGTGAGAGATGACTACGAACGCAATCGTACATTGATCGATCTAACTGCTCAACCAACTGCATTCAGAGATGGGACTGACAACTGTATCAAAGAAGGTTTATCAGCCAATGAGAATGTAGCACAAGTTGGTGTACACTTTATGAGATTCTGTGGTAAGTATGAACTGAATAGAATTAGTGATCAAGCAGATAGTTATGCTAAATGGTTGAACACATCATACGAGGGTAAATTGATAAATGCCTAACAATAAAATTAACGGAGAAGATATGATTATAGATATTGAATTGACAGCCAAGCCAATTACGGACGGCGAGTTTTGGATTTTAACAGATGGTAAAAACAAAGTAGGAAACGTATCTGCAAATGTTGAAGGATTCGGTGTCGAATTAGGTGGGCATAGGTTCCAGTTTAGTACGACAGAAGAAATTAAAAACAAGACAAAAATTAAATTTGTTACACCTGAAAAATCTAATATAAAATTAGATGTTCCTTATCCAGAATATCCTTGTCCTGATAAGACTTTTAATTCAGTATTCGATGTAGCACGTGGATTACATGTCTTTACAAAGACGCCAAAGAGTAAGTGTTTTCATGCCGCAGGGTATTTTGTAGTAGAGCATAACAACATACAAGAAGTAGTTTTTTGTCCAAAATATATCTTTATCCAACGTTATCCTTACTCAGGTCCTTATAAAACAAAAATTGAAGCACAAAATCAGATAAATATATAGACATGATTCATATTAAAACTTTTTTTAATAAAATGTCGGTCATGGATAGTAAGCAATCTCCTAATTTGGTAATGACCAAAGATGATGCACGAGGTTTGCGAAATGATATTAGCGGATTGTTAGCAGACTTGCATGAGTTAAGCAAAGAAGAAATTGAGAATAAAAATGAAGAAATTATTGATATTAAAGTTAAGGGTGGCACTTTTAAATGAGTAGAAACCAACCTTCGGTCTTACTAGAGTATGTAGATAAAGAAACATACAAGTGTGATCAAATTATTGAGGCATCTGGAATATGGGCTGTCCATTACGATGATCAACCGATCAATTTAAAATCATCTCATTACTTAACTAATGATGCCGCACCCAAATACAAAAAGACTAGTTTTTCAAATCCAGGTCATGCCAGAAATTTATGCCGAAAGTTAAACGCTCAATTCAAAACAGACAAATTCACAGTTGTCTTTATGAACTCAGGTCGGAAGGTATATCCTGATGATATTTCCGAAGACTAAAAAGGAAATAACAGAAGCAGTTCTAAACACTTTGCCAAGAGGACAGTATCATTCGATGCCGATCGATAGTGTTATATTCGACTGGTGGTTGACAGGTAGAGGTGGACAAGGACTACGATTAAACTTAGCCGGACTTGATGCATTTAACTTAGCAAAACTTGAATACTATGATTTCCCCTTAGGTCTTGTTAACAAGACAATGCATAGAAAAAGAATTATTGCTCCTGAATCGTTTGTACAAGAACTAATTAAAAAAATTACATGTCCTTATTACCTTGGGGTACATAGGATTAAAGGTAAAAATGGTGATCCTTTTATTAGAGTATACGATCACAAAACAGCAATGATGATAACGTTACATGGCAACTTAAGAGATTACTTAGATACTGTATGACCGCAGTGCATAAGCACTATGCATATAGGTTATACCGCCGACATAAAATATAAGTTTTAGTAATAGAGAGATAAATAGAATTCGTAGGAGGGTCCTACACAACACTGATTTACACACACTGGAGTATAAAAATTGAAAATGATTCGTAGTATTGGAAAAAATTTGTTTGGATGTGATGGCGAGATGTGCGAAAACTTCGGTTTTCTTCTGATTGGTTCATCATGTTTATACATCATGTTAATATCGATAGCACAAATTACACCTTAATACATTCCTCAATCCGCTTAAAACATTATGCCCAATTCGCAAGATTTGGGCATTTTGCCCTTGACATTACTACCATATGGTAGTATAATAGTATTATGAAAACGACACTTACAGAAGGCAGATACGCAGGTAACCTAGAGTACATAGGCAAACTATTGCTCGAAGGTGGGTACCAAGCATTCGCTGACTGGATGATAGAGCAAGATGAAACCCGTCAAATAGATGTAGTCTATATGATGTCACTTTTTGCTAAAGAGACACAGCGGTTAGTCGCTAGAGAGGACCAGACCCCTCCCCCATCAAAAAATCTTAAGTTACGTAGTCCAGGCTTAAAGGGCGTCAACGAAGCCGCTAATGATATCAAAAACAAGCCTAAATTAACTCTTGTAACTAATAAAGTAGTGCCGATTAGACCCAAAAATAAATGAAAATAAATGGGTAAAAGGCTTGACTTTGGGTAAGAAATTCGTTATAATATATGTATATTATGACAACAAAGAGGAACAATATGTACTATATAATCGACAACACTAATCAAGCAGTTCACAGAGAGCCTAACAAGAAGTCTTATTCTTCTACTCAGTACAAGTCTGCTGGTGCCGCTAAAGCTGGTATCACTAGGACTGTGAAGTTCTATCAGAAGGCTTTTGATCAAGTAAACGAGTGTCTTGCTAATGGTGAATCAGAGTACATGGCTCACATGTACAATGCATACCGTGATGCTACTGAAGCACACTTTGGTAGAGTTCACAAACAGTTTGCATCGTCTTACACGATTGTTGCTGTTGCAGATTATGTTGAACCAATGATTACTAGAACTGGCATGTGTCCAGGTACTGGTAAAGAAATCACAGTTACTGAAGGAATCAACATGCCTTATTACTTAAGCCCACTTAGCGAATCTTACTGGAGTAGATAAGATGTCTGTTTACGGTTATGCAGGAATGAAGGACATGGGATATAAAAATAAATCTAAAGCGAAAGCCTTCAGTTACTCAGCAAACGATGTTTGGGCAGTAGCATGTAAGGCTCAACGTCTTAATAAAGAGTACATTAAGTTTGTACCTGAAGGCTCCAAAAAAGAAACTAACCGTGAGATCATTTATCGTCTTTTAGAAGAAGGACCAACTCATCTTACTGTTAAAGATAAAAATGAAGGCGTTAAAGTTCGTCAGCATTTTCAGGCTTTGACATTTAAGTTGTTGACTGATGAATATGTTAGTGATTTTGAAAAGACTGCTATGGAGATCGCTGATAAAAATATTATCAATAGTAAATTAGATGTTGCTATTATTGCAAGTCTTCCTCAATCATATGAGAAGGCTAATGTTCGTAAATCAGAAGACACTGAGATTGCTCAAGTGACTACAGACAAAACTATTGGCAAGATCAAAGATAGAGTTGACCTACGAGTCACTGTATTAAGAAGTTTTCTTTCTCAAAAATGGAATTGTTATTTTATAACAGCAGTCACTGAGAATGATGAGGTTGTATTCTTTGGATCATCAAAGATTGTAACTAAGGTTGGTGATATTCTGGACATCAGAGGAACAGTAAAAGGTTACCGTTCTGATGATAATGGAATGGTCACTCAACTCAACAGAGTTCAGAAGTATGATACGACTGACATTTTAAAAACGGTAAAATAATGAAAAATATATTAATTGGATTTGTGTTAGGGTATCTTGTTTGTTCTTACATGTTTGGTGGAAATGAAGCCATAGCAAATGTAATTGGACAAACCTTCGATCAGATAGGCACATGGATTTCACAAATTAAAGAATCTATTTAGGAGATACATATGAGTGCTAGTTGGATACATAAATTAAACGAAAGCAATTCAAAATTGCACAAGCAAGATGTTTTAACTCAAGCATTAGAGGCGGCTACATTAGGTAGCGAGAATGCTGATACGTTTTTAAAACTTGCTGGCATGTGCTATAATCCTTATGTCACTTTTGGTGTCAGAAAGATTCCAGACAATCAGGAATCAGATAGAGAATATGCGAATCCTTGGGAAGACTTTATTGCATTACTAGAAGAACTTAAAGAACGCAAGTTAACAGGTAATGCGGCTATTGATGCAGTAGCAAAGATGTCTCTACAATTTTCTAGTGATGAATGGAACAACTTTTGTGCTCCAGTCATTCGCAGAGATTTACGTGCAGGCTTTTCTGTTGCTACGATCAACAAAGTTTGTAAGAAGACTGACTACGAAGTACCAGTCTTTAAATGTCAACTGGCTACTAACTCAGAAGGTAGACCTGAAATGTCAGGCACTAAGAGACTTGAGCCTAAATTAGATGGCGTCAGAGTTCTTATGGTCGTATCGTTTGAGCCTGGTATGTATGATCATCCTGAGCCAGTCGCAACATGTTACAG